AGTTGTGTTAAATCCCTATCTGATGAAAAAATTGTTTTTTGTTCATCGTCTGATATATGACAATAATATGCAATCAAATCATCGCACCCGTTGTTACTTACTTCAACCTGTCTTACAAACATTTCTTCCAAATATTGTTTGATTCGTTCTTTTTGTTTGTAAAAGGATTCCTTCTTTTGGTCTGTCTCGGTTGAGGTTCTGTTTTCCTTATACTTGGGATATATGAGTTTCCGTGCCGATGAGTTTGAGTCACCGTCCCAAAATACAACTACCTTATCAAAGTTTTGTTCTTCTATGAACCTTCGGAGGGTATTTAAAAAATGATAAATACCTCCGATATGTTCACCTTTATGGTAATACTCCTTTACCCCGTAAAACCCAATTTTCAAAAGGTTATTACCATCAACTAAAAGTGTTTTTGTCACTTTGTTATTTTTTTAATTAAACATCCTGTTCTTCTGTAAACTTCACATCGTTAAAGTCAGTCCCCAAAATATCTTTCCAATATTCTGAGTATTCCTTTTTGTATTTTTCAACCGATGCCTTTTCTTCTGCCGGTTCTTTTGCTGCCAAAAATCCGTGTGGTGTAACTATAATCTTACCATCTTCATAACCCAATCCGTTAATGTGGTTTTTGATAACGGAAATTTTACTTCTTGTTGCGAACTTAACTGAACGCTTGTCTTTGGTAGCCGAAATCTTTGTTGTACCAGCACCTTTTTGATTACCAAATAAGAATACCAAAGATGAGTTTAACCAAATCGCCTCGCCACCCTTAGCCTTAATCTTAGGTTGTCCGAATGGATTATCAGGTAATTCGACCCAAGGCTGATTAACGATAATCAAAGTGTTTTCGTATTTACTATCTGCTCTACGTGAACCTGAAATTCTTTGGTTGATACCCATACCAATTTTATCGGCTAATACGGCAGCGTTATGTTGTTTTCCACCCTTACCTTCGTAAGTCATCTTACAAGGAACAGAACCTACCGAGTCCCACAGAAAACATAATGAATAATCTAAATCACCCTTTTCTTGAGCATCTAATAGTTCATTAATATAATCGGTAATTTGTTCGATATATTGAAATGAGTTGTTGAATAAAAAGAACCCATCCCAATCCATTTCTCCTGTTGACTCATCAACAACCTCATCACATTCAAATCCCATCATCTTTGCGTGGTCAAATGACCATTTTTGTTCAGTGATAATGAATACAGGTAAAGTTTGTTTTTTCTGAGCATCAACAGCCGTCTTTACAAGTGCGGTTGTCTTACCTGTGTCTGAGTGTCCCAAGAACATATTAATATGTCCAATTGCAGGACCTGGCAGACCCACCGCATCCAAGAACTCAGGACCCAAATCAAAATACCTCTGTGGTTTGTATTTTGCCGATGTTGAGAACTTATTCTTGATTGATTTAAAATCTTGTTTCTTTAAAGCCATATTAAATTTCGTATTTGTAGAATTGTTCCAAGTTTTCGAGTTTGTCTTGTGCGTTTGCTCGTTTCTCGATTAACTTATCCATTTCCTCGATATGTTGTGGATGTTCTCCAATACCAACAGGATTTGTGAAATAAACAAGTAATGATGCTTCGGCATCCAACATTTCACCCTCATATTTCTTCTTGAGGGCCTCGTACATTTTGAATCTGATTTTGTCCATGCTATTAAGTTGAATTGATTAAATATAATAAAGGATGGACACTTTGTCCAAGTAAATGTCCATCCTATGATTTTGTTTGATTAGAAAGGTAGGTCCTCGTCAGGAGCATCCATTAGTTGTGGGTCTTCAACTGAAGGGGTAGAACCACCTACTGATGTTGTTCCTACGGATGAGTCACCGTAAACGTATTTTCCTGCATCAGAGTCCCAATGTGGAGTTTCTCCTCGAGCGATTGCTTCTAAATACTCAACAGGTTTTTTTGAATAAACGTCAGCCCAAGTGAGTTCATCACTTAACCAAGCCTTTTGAGTATCTTCATTTTCGTGTAATGGTTGGGGGTCATCATACATAACCGCCTGAATTACGGTATAAGGTTTACCGTTGTTTGCTTTTGTTTTGGTAAGTTCCAATAAAAGGTCACGACCTTTTTCTGCGTCAGTGATATCACCTTTTGCTCTCCAAATTGGAATAATTTTGTCCAAGATACCTTCTTTTTTGTAGTTGTGTTTAAATCTCCAAAACTTCGGACCATCTTGTTCTGCGTCACGGTCAACCACTTTTACGATATAGAACAAACGTGAGCGGTAATTTCCTGCCAATTTCTTGTCCGATTCTTTACCTGTTGCCATTAATTCTTCAAATAATTCATTAAGTGGTGAACGCTCATTGTCATTTTTACCTGGGTCATAAAGTTTTACCCATTTTCCGTCTACTTGAACTTCGTGATACCATACTTCTTTGAAGGGTGAACTTCCATCACTTGTTGGGAGGATACGAAGACGTTTTGTTCCTTGACTTTCTTTGTCGCCGAGAACGGCTGCAAAGTATTTTTTCATTCTCTCGTCTTGACTCATCTTTGAGCCAGAAGACGTACTTGACTTTTGTTGTTTTTCATACTGAGCCAAAACAGCATCCATTGCATTTGTCGCCATAAATTAAAATATTAAGTTGTTAAATTGTTTAAGAAATATAAGTGTTTTAAGGAGGTTGTCAAATAAAAAAGGGTGCTTTTGGGGCACCCTTCTAATTATGTGTTTGTTTGATTACTTAACTTCGACAGGTTTTTCATTACCAGGAAAATCTCTAAAACTATCTCTAACCTCTGATGGTGAAAAATCTTTTACCTCATCAGTTGTTAAAACATATTCATTTTTTCCTGATTTTTCCATTTCTTCTTCTTTATCTACGAAGAAATCTGAAAGTTTCTGATTGTAAGGTCCTGAATCCAAACTTCTTAGTTCAAGTTTTTCTTGAGCCGTTTTGGGTCTGTATTTTTCAACCTTGGCTTCTAATGCATCAATTTTGGAAACCAATTTGTCCATTTCACCCAACTTACCTTGTAGGGTTTCTAACTGACTGAAGAGGTTGTTGAAATATTCTTCTTGTTTAGTTTCAATGTTTTTTTGTGAAGTTACCAAATCAGTTATGTCCAATTCTTCGGTTCCACTATCTTCGCCTTTTTCACCTTCAGATTCTCCGTCAGGTCCTAACTTTTCAACATCAGGGTCGGTTGCAGGGTCAATAGGTGTTGGTTCAGCACCTGGTGCCGCTCCGCCTGGAGGTGGGGGTGGTGCTCCGCCGGGTGGTGGAGGAACCGCTCCTGCTGCTGGGT